GGAGAGTTTGAATAAAGAGGAAATCTTCCAGTGGTCGTTACACCAGATTTAGATATTCTTGGGTTTTTGCTTGCCATATTTTTATTATACCATTTATGAGCTATAAATAGATCTAGCCGTAATGCTGGTAGATACCCCCTCTTCAAAAGACGTAGATACATTTGTTACAAGGAACTTCTTGGTGCCGTCTAAATCATTCTTTGGGTAATTAACAGTTATAATATCCCCAACCTCTATCGCTGGATTACCAAATATTTCCATGTTAATAGACTGCTGTTGCTTAGACCACTGGTCCTTAATCCACCCATACAGAGCCTTTGCATCTGCCTCTGACTGAATCCATACTGATTGAAATGTTGCTGGCTCAACTAGGCTGGAGTCAGATATTGTTTCTGTATATTCGTGCTGAGATCCATTATCTACATAGTTTCCTAAAACGAAAAACTGCTGCTCATTACCATTTGCTAGCGGGATAAATGAGCTTGCATTATTTATCACAAATATCTCTGCGGAGTGGTTTGAAAATTTAGATCCCAAAATTGTAGCAAATTTATTTATTCCAGTACTTGCATATAACGGTATGGCGGCAGGCTGAGAAAAGTTTGCATTTACGTATCTTATTTCTCTAACAGTCTTCCCAAACTCTTCTAGGAAAGAAAGCTTATTATCTGGAGAATTAAAGTCTTGTGCTATTTTTTCTCCGAAGGTGAAATCTATTGTCGAGCTTGAATATTGACCGTCATAAATTCTTCTAGACGATGTATCTGTTACCTGAGTAGCGCTCACAGGATTTGCGTATACATAGTCAAATGCTGTTGTATGCAATATTGAAAATAGTGCTATATTTGGTGTCGGGGCTATAACTTTCTTTTTAGGATCTGTAGTGTTAGCAACATCGGTGTCAACTGCAGTAATCTTAAAGTTGTTTACATAAACATCAATTACTGTAATTCCAGTATCAATAGTGACATCTACATCTAATTTGTAAAGAGCTGAAGTTAATACTCCGCCTAATAGTTTTCCAGAGTCTGTATCCTGAGAATCTTGAAGATATATCTTTTTTGTATTTATGACTTTATATATTTTAAGAGATTTATCCTTTAAGTCTTTATTGCTTTGATCTGTTTGTAGCTCAATAAAATAACCATTAGTTCCGACAGAATTTGTAAAAAACCCTATTCCTCCTCCAGATGTAGGCTCATTTAAAGTACTTGCAAATAATATTCCAGTTCCAAATGAATATTTCTTATATGTTGTGGATATTCCAGTATTTTTAACTGCTAAGGCATATGAGTTTAAATTTTTGTTTAGGTTTTGAATTTTAAGATAAGATCTTTGTAGTTGCCTATTTCCAGAAAAAGCAGTTGATGTTCCAAGATTTTCTGTTTCAGTAGTTGTTCTACTCGATACATCAATCTCTTCGTTTGTACCTGTTGCGGTGCCTCCAGGAGTTGTTGTACTAGTTCCTGGGGTTGTTGTAGTTGTTGTGCTAGCTCCTGGAGATACAACGGTAGCAGCCTTTGGCATAGTAAAGGATTCATATACGTATTCCCCATAAGTGCCAGTTGCACCTGCCCCACTATGTGCACGTACTCTTAAAGAATATTTTACACCAGGGAGTAATCCTGTTAGGAAAACAATACCATCTACATCTGTAAAGGGTCTATGATCAATTGCACTAAATCCATTAAAATTTGGCTCAGTAGATGCGGTTCCAGAATAGCTTCCTGGATTAGTTGGTGGAGTTCCAGCAACTATTGTTGCTTCGGTTGGAGAAGTTACAATTACGGAAACAAACGGGATTTTAAAATTTGCTGGTGTAGTATCTGTTGGAGCAGTATAGCCTCCATTAATCATATACCATTCTGGTAACCAAGGGCTCATGTCCAGGCCACCTGATACCCATTCCAAGAATCTACAATATCTTGTGCATCAATGTAATGATTAGATACTGGAGTGCCAAATGCTCCTCGTGTTTTAATTCTGTACTTGCCGCTTGGCTTTAGTGTTCCCTGTAGTCCAAGACCTAGGTACTTGTTGTTATCTGTTTTACTAATTAAATCAACAAATTGCTTGGTACCATTTGAATCTACATACTCAAAATTTACTGCATCATACTCTACAATCTCAGATCCAACCGCTAAGTATCCAGTATAGTTATATGCTGTAATTCCAAGTTCCTCTTCATTAACAACAGCTGGGGAAAGATACATATACTGACCAGCGGTATGAGACGTTAAAAGATTTTGGTTTAATGTAAATGCTGCCAAGAAGTATGAGTCCGAAACCCATGGCGCTTGGGCGCTTTGAATATAGTTAGATGTTAAAACGCTATTCCAAAATACCTTAATTTGGTTAGCAGACGGCAGATCATTCTTGTCAAAAGAAAGTATGTTGGGTAAATTAGCCCCAGAAGTCTCGCTTCTGAAATCCCAATTAGAAGTTCTAGCAGAGTCAAATATCCACTCTCTGCTATAGAAATTTAAAACATTGTCATATGAGAATACAGCAGTCATTTGAGTATCTCTGCATAATTCCTGCAAGCAATCCCACACAGTTTTATTGCTATCTGTCCACCAATATGTCGGAGTTATAATAGACTTATCTGTATCCTTTATATTAAACTTGTAGTTGGTAAATCCTACTGAATCTAATAGTCTTCTAATAATTGCTGTTGCCGAAAAGTTTTCGCATAGCAATTTAGTTGCAACTGTTTCTTGCAGTATCTTTGCACCATCTAAAGCATTTAAAGATATATCTCCGTACTCAGAAAATGACCAGGTGTCGGCATAGAACGTTCCTTGAATTATCTTATCGTATTTTCCTAATGAATCAGTTAAGGATCCGCCTGAATTGTATAGGTGTATGTATGGCTTAATTTCCATTTGTTTATACAAATAAATTTTATCAGAAGAAAGGTTCATAGTTTTATCAAATGACATCATCTTCCTAGTTGCCTCGTATGATATGAGAGACATAGAAATTGAGTTTGCAGATATTTTTCCTACGGGCATTAGATCTTCAGAGCTAGTAGAAGATTCTTTTGCTATATTAAATGATACTAAATGCTCTGTGGCATCTACTACCCATTTAGGAGAAAGTTCAATTAGTCCAATGTATTTACCAGATACTGCACCTGTTGTTATTTTGGTACTTGTTAAGCTAACTGGAGATGAAATTGTAGATGGCTCTGTTTTTACCCACGAAGTTCCATTATAGTAAATAGTTACTGTTCCAGCATTATAATTCTTGCTGCCACTAGTAGTAAACGGAATAATGTCCGCATTGGTTCCGCTTGCAAGAACTGACCCATTTCCATAAATTGTCCATGTAGTAGGTGTAGAATGGGCTAGTTCAAATTTAGCCACAATCTTATTTGTTAATATTGTTTTAGGATATGTCGCTGTGACATCTAGCCCAGTGCTTTGAGCAGATACATAATACTTATACCAAGTGTCAACTCCAGGATAATAAACTCTAAAGTTTGGAGTATAGTCTAGTGATTTTGGATTCTTCCATCCAGAATCAACGTCTCCAGATATTGCATATTTTAGACCTGCGCCTACTGGTCTAAATGGTTTAATAATTGAATCTACTGGAAATAGTTTTTTAAATGGGGTATATGTTGCACCTGATGAATCTGTTTTAGTTATAGTAGCACCAGTAACGGTAATTCCGTCTATCATTGAATTCATATTATATTCAAATACAAGCGAGGTCCTGTATGTTACAGATGTATTTTGCTCAATAGTATTTTTGGCAGTTAGGCTTAAAGGAATCATTAGACCTCATCTAAGGTCAGAGATACGTTAAAATGGGGCTGTAAGCCTCTCTTAACGACTGTAAAATTACAGGATGATATGATTACAGTATATGACTCAAAACCTGCTGAGGATTGATCTGAGCCCGTTTTGGCTAGGTTAACTCTTATATTAAAGCTTTGCTTGCCTTCGTCTCCATAATAAAATGATCTTAGATCTTCCGCCCCCCAACCTCCGTCTACTGTTAGAGTTCGGTATGCAGGCAGCATTTCCCAAGTTAATTGAAATTGTCTTTTATCCGCAATATAGTTTTTGCGTAGTGTGCCATTTGAGGTTCTGACTATCTTTTCAATTCTTTCTGTTCCTAGTTCTAGGGCGCTTCTATTATGCTCTGTAACTTTATTCCAAGTCTTGACGGTTCCAGCGGGACTAGCCAATAAATCCTTAGCCTCAATATAAAGAATAGACCCTCTAGGTAAAATTCCAATTCCCATTAGTAGTTACCTCCCAAGTTTCTAACTCTTCCTTCTTTGGCACCAATTAGCGCTAGTTCAGACTTGAACTTTCTCATTATATCATCTGCTGTAACGTTTGTCCCGTTTAGGTCTATATCAATATTATAAACAATATTGCTAGATGAACTATTCATTCCGCCTTGGATTGAATTAGAGCTTTCACGAGCAATATTATAACTTGGGCCAAGTATGCTATTTGGAATAATTTGTCCTCCAGAAGAAGGTACAAATAACTCTGGTCCACGCTCTCCAACAAGGTACGGTTGTGAGGTGTTCATTCCAGTGATTCCATTTGCAGCACGAGTTATATACCCACCCATTGCTTTTCTTTTTACTCTTACGGCTCCTGATTTATCTGGCTCAACAGATGTAACTTCATACTTATCTTTGCCTGATTCAAAAACTGTTCCCTTTGCATAAGATATACCTCTTTGAGTTAATTCAGCAGCAGAGACAGTTGTATAGAATGCTGGGGCAGCACCTGGGCCGCCTACTCGTGTTGTTTTTAAAGTACTCATCGTGTCGCCTGGTTTTGGAGCTCCTTTAGCTAAGACATTATAAATATCGGAAAGAGTGTATCCTTCTTTTCCAACAATTTCTTCTGCAAAGGTCTTCATGCTTCCAGACAATTTATCTAATTCAGTTAAAGCTGCTCCTTGAGGCAAAACTCCAATGCCAGTTTTTAATGGTATTCTAGCTCCAGAACTTTCATTGATTGGAAGAGGAATAAAGTTGCCCTTGGCATCTCTTGCAAAACCATCTTTTTGTTTTGCATCTTTTGTAAGATACTGGCCATAAGCCTCAAGCACCTTTGGGTCTGACTTGGCAGCAGTTGCAATATCGTTTAGAACATTAGAAAAACTAATTTTAAAGTCATCTTTTTGTTTTTGAGTAGCTTTTGATGGATCTGTAAAAGCTCTCATTTTTGCTACTTTTGTTAATTCATTTCCTAAGTCTGTAACAGTTTTAATTGTAGCTCCCAGGTTGTCTGCTTTTTTACCTTGAGCTTTTGCGCCTTCTTGCAAAGCATCCTTATACTCCTGATCTTTTGCCAACAACCCCTGCTGCTTTGCTTCTGCTTTTCTAGCATTTTCATCAATTCTTGCTTCTGCTGCTTTTAGGCTAGACTCTTTTTGTATTTGCTGAATTCTTATTTGTGCTGCAGCTGCAGCTTCATTATCGCCACGAGCAACGGCTGACTGCAAATCTAGCTTTGCCTGTTGTAATTCTAATTCAGCATTTTCTTTATCAAAGGTTTCTCTTAGTGCACGTTTTTTAGCATCTGCACGGTCTCTAATAGCTTTAATTTCATCCTGAATTGCTTTAATTTGTTTCTTAGAAAGCCCAGCTGAGTCTATCTTATCTGTATTAGATTTTTTAGCTGCACTATCATATTGTTCTTTAAGGGTCTTTAGTAGGGCGGCAGCTTTTTCTAAACCAGTAACTCCTCCGCCAACGACCAAGGCTGACGCTCCTGCGGAATCTAAAGCGGCGCTAAATGTTGCTAATGCTTCTGCCTGCTCTGAAGTAATTTTAGATAAGTCAAAAGACACGCCCTGTAAGTATAATCTCCATTTTGCATACATTCCACCTATAGTATCTGATTGATTTAAAATTCCAGCAAGTTCTGGTCTTTGAGACTTTATTGTCTTAAGGGCATCTTTTCCAATTTCATTATTTTTTATTCCAGCCTGAGTCATTCTTTCAAACTGAATTGCAATAGCTTCTTGTTCATCTAGTACGTTCCCAGTAGCATCCTTTGTCCCAATCAAAGACTGAACTGCTGAGTCTAGAGAAGATATTGCTGTATCTACATTCGAAGCAAACGCCGAAGCATCTATATCAGAAACATCTTTTATGTTTTGAGCTAGATTTTTTAGTATAAATGAGGCAGAAGACCCTTGGTCAACTATACCGCTAAACATCTTAGAAGATATTGCTCCCACTCCCATACCAGCTTTATTAGAAGACTCAATTAAAGCATAGATTAGATTGGTTGCATCTTCTACGCTCTTGCCGCTAGATATCATTTGAGCCTTTAAATTTGCAGCCCAATCGTTAATTTTACTTGAATCTATATTGTTTAATATTGCTAAGGTTTCGGGCATGTCTGATTTGACACGCTCTTTTAATTCTTTAAGTTGTTGAATTGTTAAAGTAAGTCCCTTTGCTCCAGATGCTGTATAAGATTCAAAATAGGCTTTTGCTTTGTCTGCCGCAAGCTTTTGCTCTTCACGTAAATTCTTTAATTTATCTGTTAAAGAAACATAGGTTACGCCTAATTCTTTAGCACTTTTTTCCGTGATTCCGAACATGCTTGTTTGGTCACGTCTTTTTTCTTCAACGGATTTATTGTACATCTTAACTGCTGCAACTAATGCAGTTACTCCTATTAGAGCAAGACCAACTGGACCAGTAAAGAATTTAATAGCTGTTCCAGCAATTCTAAACACTGTTCCTGCAATTGAGCCAAACGTCTTCATGAGAGCAGATGCTTTTGTTAGGCTACCCATAACACCTTTAAGTCCACTTAACATTGGTAAGAATTGCATAGCCATACCAGCAGAACTCATTATAGTTCCTGCAGTTCCGCCAACAGAATTACCAGCCATGCTTAATCCCATACCGCCCATAAACATTCCTGTTTGTCCCATAGCACTCATTCCACCGCCACCAGATGGCTTGTTTCTAGCGGCTTGGAATCCTGAAGAAAATGAAGGTTTTACAATGCCAGCGTCTTCAAAATATTGAACCTTTGGAACCATGCCTCCGCTAGCCATGTATACCATTCCACCATCTGCGTATCCCTTACGCCATTTATTAGTAAGATCTATTGACCTTTGATCAGGACCAATTACTTTTCTTCCTCTTTGAACAAATCTAAGGGCTGAATTAATTTTATTTGCAGCACCCATCATCATTGATCTAGTGTCTCTTGGTTTTTGTAAAAACGTATCACCGCTTCTAGCACTCATAGAAAAGTTTTCGCTTGGTCTAATATGTACTGCTGTTTTTCCAGTCTTACCGCTTTTTGTTCTTCCTGTGTTGTAATAAGTTTTACCGCCAACTTCGGTGGCTGCTCGTGCTTCATCTATTGTCATCACTGGAAGATTGTCTGGAGCCAGGGCTCTAAATGCTTTTGAATCAATTCTTATATCTTGTGGCAAACTTGCAATTCCAATAGATTTTCTAAGAAGCATTCCGTCAGCTGGATTTAAAGTACCAGAAACTCTTTCAATTGCAGACCTATAAACATTTGCAAAAACTGCATCATCTATTTTGCTTCCAGTGGGAAGTTGTTTTATGCTAGACAAAATTCCTTTATACAATGATCGTCTTACCTGATTATTTGTTACGGGCAAATCTTCAAAAAGGATACCCTTTCTCATTGCTTCCTTTACTGCTCGAAGCAATTCGCTCTTTGTGGCCCCCTTGCCACCTTCTTTCATTAATTGGTTTATTGTTTTACGAATTCTTAAAATATTTGTATCTTTGGTTTGGAATATAGGATCATCAGGAAATGCTTGTGCTACGGCTCTAGTTCTAGGATCTAAAGAAACTCCTGACGCACTTAATTGAGATCCTGTTTGAGAAGGAAGTTTGTTTCCATCCAAGTCAAAGCCGCTTGCGTGTGCTCCTTCAAATTGTGAACGATCTATTTTATTTGGGTACTGAGAAGAAATGTCTTGAATCACTGCATCTGGAGATGCTCCATTATTTATTGCCTCTAGAAGTCCTCCAAAATTTTTAGCTGCTTTTGCATTAATAACAAACTCTCCAGGAGTAAGCATTGCTGGAACCGTATCTGTTCCCATTGGAGCAAACTCTGGGTGTGGGCTTCCGTGTTGTCTATATACGACTTTACCGCCAGCTGCCATTTTTCTAGGCTTGGTTGTTTCAATATTATATCCTGCTCCTGAAGTTCTTACTCCAAGTGCGCCTGCCACCCTATTAATAAAGTCTCTAGTGCTTCCTTTTTTAAATAACTCTCTCATATTAGACTTACCAGTAGGGTCAACTACTGGCTGGTTTAATGTAGGAATCATTGTTGGGTTTATTGTTCTTCCCATTGAAGCTGCTTGAGCCTGTACCGCCTGAACCATCATTCTTTCTATTTCTAAATTTAATTGTATAATTCTTGCTCTTGCCTGCTCTATATTAATTGTTCCTGCTCTTAGTTCAGCAACGATCATTGCAGACTGCTGTGCAGCACTAGAAGTAAGTTGAGATACAACTGGAAGCATTCCGTCAAACTGCATCATAAGATCTTTGCTTACTGTTCCAGTAGCAACTATTTGTTTCTTCAACATTATAATCTCTTCTTTAGATTGCATTGCTAATGTTGCCATCATTGCGTGGTGCCTTGCGGCTTCTCCAGCAACAATTCCTGTTGATGTTCCGTTTATTCTAGTTAATCCAGGAACATTTGGAAGTTCTTGCTCCATATATATCTGTGGATTCTGACCAATCTTTTGGTTTACTGGACCCGATGCTGGAACCATGCCAAAAATTGTTTGCTGAAGTCTTTGTGCTTCGGTCATTCCAGAACGTGGAACCATGTGAGAGCTTGACCTTGTTCCCATTGGTCCAACTAGTGGGTGTGAAGGATCTACTACTCTTGAGCCTCCCATAACAAGATTGCCAGCCATTGTTGATACTGCTGGATTAACTGACATTGCTCCAGACTTAGCTTTTGCTTCTAATATTGAAAATTCATCAATTAAGTTTCTAAGTGCTTGTTGTAATACTGATGCTGCTTTAGCATCGCTGTAGAATGATTCTTCTACTAGCTTTCCAGCTTTTTGTGCCGCCAACATTTCTGGAGTTAAGTATTTAAATCCTTCTCCACCTTTAAAGAATGCTTTAAGATGGAATACTCCTTTTGCCATGTTACCAAAGAAGTTTGCAAGCAAACCAGTTAACATAATTAGAGGTCCTGCAATAGCTGTGACTCCGCCAAGAAGCGCAAGTACTTGCTTAACTGGTCCAGGCAAATTCATTGCAAACTGAACTATTTTATCTATTACTGTAATTAAAACTGTATTAATTGTTAAGAACTGTTCACCGACTTCAGCTAAAGAAGCCTTTAGTCCTTCTAATGCTCTACGGTATTTACCAGATGCGGATTCAGTTACTGCTGTTAATTCTCGACCAGCAACTGTAGCAAGCTCTTCGGAAGAAGCTTTCATCAAGTCTAATACTTGTAGGGTCTGGCTTCCCTGGCGACCTAAGTTTTCAAACAAAGCATTAAGTCTTGAGAACTGAAACTTACCAAACAATTGTTCAATAGCCTGTTGTTTTTGTAAAGGATCTAATGAGTCTAAGGCACCTTGTAGAGCCATTAGAGTTCCAGTAAGATTACCAGCATTATTATTTACTATTCCAAGTAAGTCAATTCCTAGGGTTTTAAATTTTCCAACTGCTACATCTGTTGGGTTAATCAATGATGCAAGAGCAGACTTTAAAGCGTTTGCACCTTCTGATGCATTAATTCCGCCTTCTTTCATAGCAGTCATGTAAAGTGCTAAATCTTCGATGCTTCCACCTAGTCCTTGAATAACTGGACCAGCTTTTGGAATTGCTTCTACTAAGTCATTAAGAGTCGTAGAGGTTTGGTTTTCAACTGCGTTAAGAAAGTTAATTGATTCAGAAAGTTCTTCTGTATTTTGTTTAAATGCAGACTGAATTGCAAGCGTAGCTTTCATTGCTTCTTGTCTGTCTACTTCACCAAGAACTGCAAGTCTGGTAGTTTCTTTAATTGAACCAAGTAGTTCGTCTCCAGTTTTCCCAGTTGCTGCAATATCAGCTGCCAGACCAATTGTTTCCTTAAAAGATACACCCATTGCTGCAGATATTTCTCTTGAGGTTTTAACTACATCGTCTCTTACTTTGCCTAGTTCTGCCTGCGTTGATCCAGCCAGACCTCCGTAAACCTTCATTAATCTAACTAGCTCTTGGTCTGCTTCTCTAAAAGCTTTTGATGCAGCATTACCAAATGCTACAAGTGGGACTGTTAATCCTACTGTTAGCTGACGGCCTGTCCACTGAGTGTTCTTACCGAAGTTAATTACTTGTGCAGCACCATCTTGAACAACCTTGTTCATGATTTGTAATTCTGTTCTTGCTAGCGCTGTCTTATTCTTTACTGTATCCAAGCCTCTTGGAACATGCACATTGAACTGCATCAGTCCTTGTGCATTTCGTCCTAAAGGTTGTAGTACTGCATTTTGTAGCGCTACTTGCTGTTTTGCTAAATCTCTTATTAGACCACCAGAAGTTCTTGTCTGATCTCTAAAAGCATTAAAATATTGATTTAGCTTTAGTTTTCCGCCATCTAAATTTCTGCCAAACTTTTCTACATCTGAAGTTAGGCTTACAAAGTGTGTCGAAAATTGTCCAGTGCTTCTAACAGTATCTGAAAAAGATCTATTCATGACGGCAATTTGATTTGCCAACATCTTATTAGAGCTTGCTAGTTTTTCCTGTAAACGAGATAGACTGGCCGTAACCTTATGCACATCTGCAATAAGGGCTGAGAAGTCAGCATTAGCGACTATGCGGGTACTAATTGTTTCGTCAGCCATTTGTTTCCAAGTTACTCCTTAGTGTATCCTAGTCCTTCACCAATTCCGAAACCAGCCTGCGCTGCAAATCTTCCTTGAAGTGAAACAACATCATCGAGGCTTGTTGTGATTCCTGCTGCCCTCAATTCTATTTCTTCAAAACTAGAACCCTTCTTACTATCTTCGTCGTACTCACCTAAATCTACTCCCTTTAAAGATGCTTGGAACTTTTTTACATCGTGTTCCTTTTTCTTTAAAGCTTTAAAAGTAGCTATTAATTCTGGCATTGATAAATTTTCTTCTAGTTCTTCGTAGTTCTTCCAATGACCTAGTAAGAAAAGTTCTCCTTCTAAAGCGGCTAAATCTAGTTCTGACCAGCCAGAACCGCTGCCGCTAGAAGGTTTGGGTCGTCAAGTTTAATTCCTCCGCATACCTCAAGGATGCGATTCATTGTAGGAACATCTAATGCGTCTTCAAACACTTCTCTGTCAGCTACTAGCTCTGGTACTTGCTTTTCTAATGCGATTGCACATGCATCAATTAGAATATTTAGAGTCTCGTCTTCTGTCTGCGACTCTGCTGTTTTCTTGATTGCTATCATGAACTTACGAAGCTCTTTAATTGATAGTGGCTTTAGCTTTACGGTCTGCCCGTTTTGAAGCTGTACCTCTTCTACGTCATATACTGTTGTTGCCAATTTAGGTCCTCCTAGGATCTACTCATAAACATTATACTAAAAGAAATATACTAATACAACCACAAAGCCCCCAATTCCTTGGGGGCTTTAGGTATAGCTAATAAACTAAATTATTATGCTACTAGAACACGGTCAATAATCTTGCCATACTCTGAGCCAGCGTAGCTAGCATCTGGGAGTAAACGGAAAGTTACTGGGAATGTTGTTGGTGTTGTACGAGCAAGTGAGAATTGTGACTGTTGTACAGACAATACTCTACGAGCATAGTATACACGCTCTGATGCTGTTGAAGATGCTGTTGGAGCTAGTCCAACTGCAATTAGCTGACGCTCTGTTGGAGCTGCACCAAGTGCACCTGCCTCAAGACCTAGTGTGTCAACTTTTCCTGTTCCAGTTCCAGCTGTCGATAGAGTCGATGCTGGCTGTCCAAATACTGTTGCAATGTTCTCAAGAGTACCTTCTGACATTTCTGTTGCAATCATAACTTCCATCGCTGACTTGAACAGCTTAGCTGTATCAAGCAACTGATCTACAGTTACTGAGTCGAATGTTGGGTTGTATGTGATTTGAAGACCATTGTTAGTAAAACCAACGTTACGGTATCCAAACTTTCCTGCTGTCTGATCAACAGCATTCAATGTGTTAGCGTATGATACGCCTGTTGCAAATGCTGGTACGCCTACAGTGTTAGCTCCTGAAGCACGAAGAACTCCTGCTTCTGCGTTTTCGATGTAATCAGCGTCGTTAACGTCAATAGTTGACAAGAACAGTGGTGACGCACCGACTAGAATATTTCTAGCATTACCTACGGATTGTGCCATAGTTTTTTTCCTCCTATATTTCAATATATATATATTTAAATCTTAAATTCAAGCTGGCTAGGCTTCTTTCCTCTTAAGCCAAGTTTATATTAGTATGGGTAAAAACGCAAACCTTAGAGGAATCTACCCAGTGTGCTTGAAGCCCCATTGGTGTCTGTGTCTCTTGAGTACTTTATCTCTAGGATAATCTCAGAGGAAAAGAATCCTTGAAGCTCTTCAGATGGCGCCGTTGGGGATATGTCGGCTATATGTACGCTATGGAATTTAAACTTATCCGAAAGTCCTGCCCATCTGTTTATATCTCTAGCCGACTCGTCCATTCTTCTAAACTCATCTGTCATGTAATTTCTAATCTCATTGATTTCGGCCACCGAAGTTGAATATACGGTAAACAAAATCTGCTCGCAGCATATTAGCCAATTGTCTTCATAGGACATGCCAATTTTGTCATAGACAATATGCTTCTTTCCGCTCATAAATTGGTTTAGCTCTGGGGCCTGCTGAACTGGAATAATTGGGACAATATTCTCGTTTAGATTATCGCTCCAATAATCTTCTTCATTAAAGATTTCTCTGGTTCGTAGCTCTTCCCATAAGTACTTTCTTAGCTCTAGCATTGCATCTAGCTTATAGTTAGCGGTCACATTGCACCTCCAAATGCTAATGTTAAGGCGTCGTCAGCCTGAGATCTAATTGTGTTTGATGAAAAAGAATACTGAACTTTTTTAATGTTGGCTGGCACTTTCAAAGCTTTTGTAATACTTGAGTTAAATAGCTTTTGGAATCCAGATCTTTTAATTGAGTCATTTACCAGATTGCCGCTAAAGAATCTTGAGTGAGCTAATGTAAACTGATTGGTAGCAGCAGATCCACCAGGACGCTTTACAGTAACAGATGCACCTTTTGGCATAAATATTGTTTCATCATCAACCTGAAATACAAGTCTTTCAGCATTCTTTGGTCTAATTACTAGTGGCTTTCCCTGTTCCATTATTGAAGCCTTATTTGCAAACACGTGTCTACGTCTACCGCTTTGGGATGGAACCATTGATTTTGATGGAAGGAATGTATAGTCAATTCCAAATGATAGGCCTATCTGTGCGGTCTTATTTAATCTAAATAGTCTTGCCGTCTTGTTGCCAGCCTTTTTCCATTCATAAACATGATGCAACGATTTGGGCTTATTTCTAGCAAGTGCATCTATATAGTTGCCAAAGTCTGAGTTAATTTGATCGAATACTATTTTGCCAAATGCATTTTGAAATGACCTGTTTGTTGTTAGTTTAGATATAACTGCTGCTTCATAGTATACGTATGCCGATATCTGAGCCACTGTGCTATCTTTTAATGGCCCGCTTTGATTTGAGTGCATCATTCTTTCAAGTCCACTTGCTGCTTGAATCAGCATTGCGCTATTGTCCAAGTTGCTGATTCTCCGATCTCTTAAGTGATGAGCTATATGCGATTACTCTTCCAAACGGATCTGTCATTGGGGTTGTGCCCATAACTTCAAAAACCGTTGGGGAATCGGTTGGATAATTAATCTCTTGCCAAATAACATTATTATCTGAATCTCTTATGTTTGTTACTTTTTCTCTAGCTGTTAATTTTTCTGACGTCCTTACTTGAAGAACTTGGTCGTCTACATATTTGTTTGAGAATGTTTGTCTATTTCCAGAACCAGTTGTAGAGGTATTGCTAATAATGCCTTTTGCGTGACAGGCTAAAGTTCTACTATAGTTCCACTCTTTTACTATGGCACCAGTGTCTGGGTCTTGAACTTCATATTGTCTATATACATCTAAATTCATAGACAAGACGGAGTCTACGATACTGCTCATTATATAATCTCTGCTTTAATTGTTAAGACATAGTCAGCTAGAAGGCTATCTGCAAAAGCATTACCTGTGCCTGTATAGGCATCTCCTGTATACTCAAAATCCCAATCAAATGTTGATATAGACTTAACATATTTGTTTCTCCATGTGGTGTCTTTAGAGAAATAGTCTTTCATTAGCTCAATGGCTGCAAGTTGTACATTACCTGGAACTTCGCTCCAACCAAATCTTCCAGTTACTTTATACGGGACTCCTGAATTAAACAGTCCTGAGTAATCATGTATACTTGGTGGAACCATACCGTTTGCTGTGTAAACCGTATTATCCACTAGACCTGCTCTATTAACCCTAATCCCATATCCGCTTTCAGAAATTTGAACAGGAAAATTCCAGTTATTAATATTATTAATGTTATCTAGTAGAAGGGTGTCATTCATTGTCAGGCTATGAAGTGCATTTATTTTAGCTGGCAATGGAAGTGTATCTGAATCATATCCATAGGCCACATACACATCGTCATAAAGGAAAAAGCTTTGATCGGTGTACTGCTCAATTTGCTTGCGGGCGTATCTCTCTGCTCTTAATAATTCTTTATATGATTTATATCCTGGATCAGATGGGTCTGTGCTAAATCCTAAATCTTGTACGTTGTTAAAATCTACATATGGGGTTATTACAAATACAGTGTCTGACTTTGTAACAGCCGTTCCACCTACAGAGTATTCCCACTGTAACTTTAGAGTCCTATTTCTATTAGTTAGAGCATAAGGAACATTTACAACATATGTTCCAGGATTATTTTCATCTAGCGAAGCTGTCAGAGTATTTAACAAGGTCGTTGGAAGTACGGCAGGGTTAATTGTTGCATCTAGAGTTATGTCATATATCTTAACAATAGGCAATGAATCTGTGACTGCAATTTCACCGTTCCAAAATACTTGATGAACGATTGGTGATTGTGATTTAATTAAAACCTCTGCCATTTTATTGACTTAGTTTAGCTGTAGTACTCCTGGACTTCTCTAGGAGATGCTAACCTAAAGCCTTCCTCCTTATCGAAAATTTCTTGAGCAATATCTTCAGGAACTGCTACGAATGGGTGTTCTTTGGTAAAGGTTACTCCCATAATATCAAACCTAAAGTTCTCTCTTGTCATTCTTACTAATACTGTATTTTCTGGCTGTGCTGCTTTTGGATCAAACTTTGGCAATACTTCTACTGACATTTCTTCTGACTCTTCTTCTATCTTTTTAATAGTGCTGTTATATACAGACCATGTAACGCCCTCTTCTGCGAGGGAGGCAATAATGTCGGCCTTAGTCTTTAGGCCGTCGGCATCGACTGCAAAGTCTTCTGCGATCTTTTTTAGCTCTGATATCTTTAATGTCTCAAATGACATGGAAATCTCCTATTTCTACTTAAAGCAATTATAGCATTGTTAAATTAAAATGAAAAGCCCCCAAAATTAATTGGGGGCCTTTCCAGCTGATTAAATCCTAATTAATTAGGAAGCAACCTTAACGTTGCGAACAACTACCCAGGCGTCTGCCTGCTCGATCTGAACGCCAACACGAGTATACAATGTGTACTCGATTGAGTCCTTACGTGGCTCGAAGAAGCGGTAAACTGTTACATCACGCTTGATACCAATAACTACGTTATTTGGGAATGTCAAGTGGACGTCGCCGTGTACTCCTGATGGAGATGTGTATGAACCTGTTTGTGTCTCAGGAAGAAGTGGTACTTCAACAATCGGAATACCGAATGCGAATGGTGCCACATATCCTGCTGGTCCACCTAGAGGTGCAACTCCACCACGGATTACGCTTGATGCGATATCTTGTGGAATTGTCTGGTTTGTTCCAATGCTGTTAGCATATAGGAAATCCTGAATCAGGTTTGATCCTGCTAGGAAGCGAAGGTCTGCACGACGTTGCTTGTACTTACGTGGCATTGCCTTGAGTGCTTTGTTAAACAACTCACGGCTTACGCCTGCTCCAAGAGCATCTACTACGTGTGCATTAGCCTTTGCCTTCTTTACAACGCCATCAAATGACTTGTATAGGGCATCGCCTGTTAGTGCAGTATCTCCATTGAGGATTACATCTTCAATGTCATTACCTGCCTGTGTTGCCATCAAACGTGCAATATGATCTTCAAGATCTGCACCTTCGATGTTATCTTCTAGTGACTCTGTTGAAAGTTCCCAGTCCATGCGGAGCTTCTTTGTTGTCAAAGAGATTTTTGAGAAAGTTACTGCGCCATTTACGGCTGTATTGTCACCTTCGGTTGCAAGCTTCATAAGCTTCTCACCAACGGACATACGATCAATCTCAGATGTGTCTGCCTTCATACGAACTGTACGGGCGACCTTACCAATTACGGTAGCGTCGAACATGTAGTCCAGGAAGCGAGCTGATTGTTCTGCGTTTAGGAGACCAGCATTGCCTGCCTCGCCAGCTTTATGCTGACCAGCGACACCTGTAACTCCTGCAAAAGTACCTGTTGCAGTTGTACCTGCAGCGATAGCTTTTTCTAAGTTTTCATTACTCATTTTATATTTTCACCTACCTTTATTTTAGTTAAAAATTTCGTTCACGGAACCAAGGAAAGAACCGTTCCACTTTGATTTTTTGATCATTACTTCCTGAGACCCGCCAAGGTCAGAGGACTTCTTAATTGCAGTCTCTGATTCTACT